GTTTAGATGCCGCCCCGCGAGAGTCCACCATAGCCAGATCGACTCTGGCGATATGAACTGAAATAGCCGCCGCGGCGACCGCGGTCATCAGGATCCGCCGCATCCGCCGGATCGTGGTCGCGGCGCGCGCGTTCTTGCTCGCGCTCGACTTGGCGCTCATGTCGGCGCTGCTCGAGCGGGGTATGGAACACCCCAGCGGCCGCTGCCGCGTTCGGTGGCGCGAACTTCAGCACGGCGTACTCGCAGGTGTTCTGCGAATGGTCGTACACGCCGTCTTTCTTCGGTCGGCGGGTATTCGGTCGGCTCGTGTTCCCGATCGCGAGCTCGCCCCACACATAGCCCGCCTCGAAGGCGTCCGTCAGAAACGACCGCTCCTGCACGCCGTCTTCCAGCGACACGCGATAGAACCGATCGCTGCAGACAAAACACGGCTCTCCGCTCGGCATCGAGCGCCGCATGTAGCCAGAGAGCACCTGGATCGCGTAATCCCTCCGATCGGGAGCATTGGCATTCGGCTGCGTCTCCACGTGGATGCCGAGGTCGCGCAGGACCGTCACGGCGCTGCGATTGGTCCCTTGGCTGTTGTTCGTCGCGCCGGCGGGATCCCCGACGCTCAACACGCCGGCTTCGAGATCCTTCAGCCAGGCAACGACCGCGTGCCGCTTGTCACGATAGCGATCGCTGTCGATGTAGTCGCGCACCGGCTTGACGCCCGCATGGAAAATCCGTTGCCGAATCCGCAACACCACGGGCGCGAAGTCTTCGAGAAAGATATCCTTCCCCTGCACACCGCCGAGAATCACCCATCGGGCGCCGTTGTTCTGGGCCTGATGCCACGTCACACACGGTGAGCTGTGGCCGAAGTCCCACGATTCGTACAGCGGCAGCGCCGCGTCGAATAGCTGCGACCGCGACGCCAGCTTGCCGTTGGCGTTGCGTTCGGATCGGACGTGTCGGGCGCTGTTGAAGTAGCGCTTGTAAACGGGCGTGCCCTTGGCCGTCAGGCCGCGGCGTCCTTCGATGAATCGACGCCGCAGCGGATCGCCGGCTGGATATTCGGTCTCGAGCAGTGCCACGGTTTCCGGGTGCAGGTTTGCCGCGTTGTCGTATAGCGTTGCGCGGAAGTACCGATGCTTCGGTTTACAGAGTAGGTTGCGCGCCATCGAATTGCCGACCGGAAATTCGTCGTTGATCCAGTGTTCCTCGTCGGGCGGGTTGGGACTTACGTACATCTCCAACGGCGCGTACGTGCCGTCCGGTCCGAGCAGCTTTTGTGAGAGACGCGCCTTCAACGCGCGAATCACATCGCGGTCACATTCCTCGAGCTGGTCAACAGCGATCAGGCCGAGCGTCAGTCCGGCGAAGTTCGAGAACGGCGCGGCGTTTTCTGACGGCTTGAGACCACGCGGATAGACGCGTGAGACGCCCGCCACGTCGTTCTGATGCAGCTCGAAGCAACTCTCTTTTGAGTTCCACGACCAGCGGGAATCGCCAGCAATCAGACGGCGGAAGTGTGGGACGAGAATCTCGTCAGTGTCTTTATCCTTCCAGCGGCAGACCAGCGCGTTAAGGCCAGGAAACGACTCGCAGCGGTGGATGACCTTTAACAGAACGATCGTGGTCTTGCCCGATCTCGTGGCGCCTTCGATGTCCTGAAACGTATCGGTGCAGTTCCAGAACGCCTCTTGAATCGCCGACAGCGTGAAGCTTTCAACGTCGACGCCGCCGACCGACTCCAGCGGGTCAGCGGTGTTCACGCGTTGCCGTCCGTTGACGTGTCGGGCGGCGTCGGTTGACCGCTGAGCACCACCTGGATCAATCGGCCGCGCGGCGTCTTCACCTCCACCGTGTCCTTTGGCTTGCCATCGGTGTAGTGAGCAACGACCTCGATATAGCGAAGCGAATGCGGCGGCCGAGAGTTGATGCCCTTAACGATCGCCGTTTTGATCTCTTCCCGGTTCGCTTCCGCGACCTCGGCGAGCACCGCCTTGACGCTCGCCTTCACCGAGCCCGGGATCTTGTTGGGGCAGCCTTTCGGCCGGCCCGGTCCCGCATCGCGTTTCAGGTTTTTCTCGTTCGCCATTTACTGCGCCTCCGGTTCGTCATCAGGAATGCTCGGTGCGCCGTGTTCCGCGACCCAATCGGACCAGCGCAGAATCACAAGCGCATCGCGTCGCGGTGTGCGCGGCCGATTCAACACCAACACGCCTGTCCTGCCCGTGCCGGCCGCATTCGCCACGATGCCCGCAAGCCAGTCGAACAACCACGTCGGCAGCGAGCGGCGGATCTTCAACTGGTAACAGAACGCGCCGTCCTGCCCGACGAAATCAGCGCCGTGCCGCTCGCCGGTGACGGGGACGCGCCGCTGCCCGACATCCGCCGCAAACATGCGTTCAGCTTTCTTCCAGCCCTTTTCACTCATCGACTCGATTTCACGTAAGCTTGCATCCTAGTTTCCAACCATCGAGGCAGCAAAGCATGAATAGAAAGTCGCTCGCTTTTTCTGCCGTCCTGGCGCTAGGTATCACCCTAGAAATCATCCCCATTACCGCGCAGCGAAGCGGCGCGCCGCCAAACGCTGATCCGCCGATTCTAAGCAATGAACAAAACCAAGCTGCCCGCCAGCGTCAACAAGAAGCCGACGACCTGCGTGCCATTGCGTCCATCCTTAGCCGCATGGACCAGCGACAGGCCATAGAGCAACAGCGCCGAGCCGATGAGGAACCGAAGAATTGGGGCCAACGCCTCTGGCAACGTCTGTGGAATCCTGCTGTTACGAATTGGGCCTTGGCTCTGTTCGCTGCTATAGCTGCCTGTATAGGCGTTCGCACGCTGAGAGCTCTTGAGAAGCAAGTCAGAGCCAATACGAGAGCCGCTCGTGCCGCTTCGAAAAGCGCGGAGGCCACTGATAAGACGTTGCGATTGGCCGCTACCACCTTCATCGACCTTAAAGGGCACAGCGTCACCAGAAACAGCGACGACGCCGGACAAGTAGCGTCGTTGACTGCTGCGTACGGTATACGAAATTTCAGCAATAACGTCGCGCGCAACGTCTCCGTTCAAATTACATACGGAATCAGAGACGCGATGAACCTCACGAGAATTGTCAATTACGCGGCTATGTCTCCAACGAAACGCTTCTTCGTTAGGGCGGTCGCACCGATCACGCCAGACGAACGAATCGCGCTGAACGATGGCTTGCTTTGGATCAGGATGCAGATCACCATCCAATGGGTAGACCCGCTTGATCGGACTGGCCTGCGCATGTACCACCGCATCCTGAGACAACAGCCCGGCACCAACCATTGGACCTCGGAAGCCCTGGGCGGCGCCGTGGACAGCAATCCAGACGGCTAGCATCATTGTGGCCGCCAACCCGAGGGACGCTGCGCCAGCCTGTCGGGAAGCGAGTTCCAGATCGCAACGCGTTCGTGTGTTTCGCCAGCTCATCGTGCTGCTGCCGCCGTCTCAGCTTCGTTCATCGCTGGCCTGCCGGTGCGATCAAGAGATCTACCGTCAGCGGCGAGCCGCGGCCGATTCGCGTCAATGCGCGCCGGTTCACCTCGCGTGTGGCATCGGCCAGCGCGCCGTCCACCAGCCGACGCTTCGCGTCCTCGGGCAACTGTGTGAACCGGCCGCCGTTGATGACCTGTTCCAGCCCGGCGCGCCGGGCTTTCCCGATCGCTTTCACGATCGTGTGTTCCTGCTCGCGTGTGAGCGGGACGACCTTGCCGTCACGCACCAGCCGTGCCCGCGGCACCTGCGGATGAACATCGAGCTCCGCCAGCGTGTCAGCGATCGGGTCGACTTTCTCAGTCGAGACTTCCGGCACGGTGAACCCTCGACGGATCGGGCCACCCTGGCGTACGACGTCTTCGCCGAAACGCGTCTGACGCGCGGGCACCGTCTGTGAGAGGCCCGGAATGATTGTCTTGACGGATTCGGCCACGCCCTCGGGTTTCCGAATCACCGGATCGATCGCCTGCGAGATATTCCGCAGCAACCCTGAACCGGGAACGAGTCCTTGTGCGAACGTCGAGAGGAAACGCGGCCCGTTGCGCTCCGGGTCTGACACTGCCTCCAGTAAACCGTTCAGTCCAGCGAGGAAGCTCTGATCGAGGAAGCTGGACGAGAGTCCGGCGACCGCCGCGGCCAAGCTCTCGTCTGCGGATTTGTCGGACCGATCCGACGCCTTGAACCGCTCGAATGCGTTGGCCATCGCCGCTAACGGCGCCGACAGCGGTTGAAATAATTGATAACGAATCCATGAGTCGCCGATTTTGATGGAGTTGGGCTGCCAGCCCTTCTCAAGCAGCGCCGTGCGTTCGCCGGGATCGGTGGGCCCGTTGCCGGACACCTGGCCCGTGGCCGCAAGGTACGCGAGCGGCGCCAACGCCATCGTGCCGAGTGCCGCGCGACCGAGCGCTTGCGCCCCTTCACGACTACCCTGTCGCGCCGCAGGCATCGCAATGCCGACAGGACTGAACTCAAGCCCCTGGCGCAAGATATTGGCCGGCGTGCGGATAAACGGCAGAGTAAACGTCATCACCGCCCGTGCCCACAGGGGAATCTTTGGGTCGTTCTTCAGCCGCAAGATCCCGTTGATCAGCGCGCCGGGATCCTCCTGAAACACCGCCCTCGCGGCGAACGCCTCCGCCCGTGCATGCAACGCCTGCGACTCCGCGCCCGTGCCCGCAATCAGGTTCGCCATGCGCGCCGAGATGCCCGACGCGCGACCCCTTCGCGCCGCGGCGTAGGCGCCGGCGTACAGTTCTTGATTCCGCGCGATGCTCCGAAAGAACACATCACTCGCTTCGAGTAAACGCGACGGCCAGTTCGTCAGCGCCCCGCCTGGCACCTCGACGCGTGGCGCATCAAACACGCCCGCCGCCGCGCGCTCAACCGTCACCGGCGTGAAGCCATGCCGGATCGTGAACGTGAAGTCCTGAAACGCTTTCGGCAGTGCCGTGAACGTGGCTACTGCGGCTTCGGGCATCTCGCGCAGGAAGACTTCCCGCGGCGTGCCTCTGAGCGCAGCCCGAGCAGCATCGAGCGGCGCGGCCCCGATGGGCGTCGCAAGGTTCGCCAGTGTGTTGAAGGCATTCCCGATCGTGTTTCTGAGATGCGTTTTGACGCCGCTCAAGAGGCTGTTATAGAAAACTGCCTGCCCTTTCTCGAAGAGCGTCCCGCCGGCGTACTGCCGCAGCAGCTGAAGCTGCTTGACCGGATCGCCGCCAGCCTCAAGCACGGCCGCCGCGATGCGCGACGTGTTCTCTTCAAACCCCGGCGCCTTGAGTGCCGCCTGCACGAAGGCGCCGTCGCCGAGCTGCAGCACGCGCGCTTTCTGGCGCAGGATGTTGAGCGCGCGGCCCGCTTCAGCCTTCGCGCCGCGGAAGTTCGAAATGAGAACAGTTGCCTCGTCAGTCAGCTTCGAGAACTCAAGCTCATCGATGCCGGAGGCTTGCCCGGCTCGCATCTTTTCAGCCAGCGACTGCCGCTTCGTCATCACGGACGCGACCGCATCACGGTACGCCGCGAGTTCTTCCGCGTTGAGCGCCTTCCCGGGTCGTAGTGCCCGCAGTGGCACGTCGAGCCGCTCCGCGAGCGCGTGCGTGCGTTCAATCGACTGGACTCCGCGGCGTTGTTCCGCAAACCCGCCATGCTGCTCAAGAATCGACGCGATCTCTTCGCGGACGCCTTCGGGCTGCTTTTGCAGCGATGGAAATTCAAGCAGACGATCCCTCGGAATCTCTCCGGCCCGAGGAATCGGGGATCGTTCCGCAAACCGCACCGCACCCGCAGGACTGGCCGGCGCAATCTTCTGTCTAGCGCCTGCGGTGAGTGCCGCCCGTCCCGCACCCTGGCGGATCAGGAGACTTGGCGCGAGCGCACCCGCCGCGCCGAAGATCGCCGCACGTTTGAGACGGTCGGTTGTGTCCTCGCCAGTCGCCGCACCGTACGCCGCACCGGCAGTGCCGAGCCCGACGCGCGCCGCGAGTTGCGGGTTGACGAAGCCTTCTTCGCCCGGTTCGCGCACGGCACTGTCAGCGAACGAGGGCTGATGCGCTCGTGATTCCTCGGCTTGCGATGTGAGACTAAACGGCGCGTCTGCGATCGGTTTCTCGCGTTCAGCCGTGAGTGTTTCGGCGAAGTCTCGGACACTCAAGTCATCAGGTCGCATCTCTGCGGCGTGCTCCCGCAGGGCTGGGCCGACTTCGGCATCAGGCGGACCCGTGACCATCAGCCGCCGCTCGTCGTACTTGCCCTCGGCGAGATCTCGTGCGACGTTCAGCGCGTACTCGCCCGTCTTGGTGAGCTTGCCGGCGAGCAGGTTATCGATCGCCCGCAACACGTCGGCGCGACCGGCCGCGATGAACTCTCGCCCTTCCGGACCGACGATCTCGCGATAGATCGGTGCGCCCGCGGCACCGCCGACCACGTCGAGACTGCCGCCGCGCCCGTTGCCCGCATCGTTGAAGGTCCGTTTCGTGAACGGGATGGATTCCATGTCTTGGCGAATCCACCGCAGGGCGTACTCGACGGTCGGATCGAGTTGGACCTGTGGCGCAGCCGTCGCGTTGACGTCGCCGCTGTACTGCGTCGGCGTGACGCGTCCACTCTCGGCGGTGTAGCCGAGCGGTGCGGCCGGGACTGATTCGACGCGCGAGACATCCGGACCAGGCGCCCGGCGCGTTTCCTGCAACGCCGCGATGAACGGATCCAGCTGCCCCGCGGCACGATCGGCAACAGGCCCGCCTTCAGCGGCAACGAAACGCGGTCCAGGCGGTAACGCGCCGCGAGGTTCACGACGGGCGTACTCCGCGGGGACGCTCCGAACGTACGAGCCGTCCGGCGCTTGCGTCATCGGAATCGCTTCGCCGGGACGCGCAACAGTGCCGCTCTCGTTCGCGATGAACGTTGGGCCTTGCGGTAATGCCCCACGGACAGGGCGCGCCGCTTCCACCACGGGCGATCCGATGCGCTGATATCCCTGCACGCCACCACGCACGCCGAGCGCGCCTGCGGCTGCCTGGGCCACGCCGAGGGCCTTTTCGGCGATGGTCGGCGCACTGACGGCTTGCTCAAGACCGCGCGCGCCAAAGGCGGCTCCCGATGCGGCCTCGACCCCGCGGAGCGCGCGAGCGGCGTTTACCAGACCGTTTACGGCGGCTCGCTCCGCTCCTACACCGCTCACGGCCGCGGCGATGCCGAGCGGCGACGTGAAACCAGCGACAACGTTACCGGCGCCCTCCACAAGACCGCCGAGCGCGCCCTTCGTCATCGCGAGAGCGCGACTATCATCCAGCTTCGGCGTGGTCATCCAGTCGGATATTGATCGCGCCCCGGTGGCAATCTGCGGGATGAGCGGTTCGCTGAGCGTGTCAACGACCTGCGCGAATCGCGAGCGCGTCTCTTGCGGCTCGCGTTGGCCGGTCATCTCCGCTTTCACGTCTTCGAGGGCGACGAGGAACGGATCCGGTGGTCCACTCAGGCGGATGCCGTGTGCCGGCGGCCCTGATTGGCGCACGTCGGAGAGCGCGTCGAGAAATGAATCGCCGCTCGTTTGCTGCGACATCTACGGCACAATCGTGAAGCCGCGCACGATCGCTTGCTGCTCGGCCTCAGCCTCGGTGATTTTCATTTTGGCGGCGACCGCTCGGAGTTCGGCGCGAGTCATTTGGCCGCCGACACTCATCGGGGGTTCGGTTCGCGACGATCGCGCCGCTGGGGGATTGGTTGCCTGCGTCGGCTTCGCGCGCATGGCTTGTCGTCCGCGCTCAATCAGGGCATCGTCCGAGAGGCCGCCTTGCATGCGATCGATGTCGCTGAGGGTCGATTTGCCTACCGACAGAAATTCCTTCCGCACGGCTGCGATCTCGGCATCGGGGTCCAATCCCGCTTGCTTCAATTGCCTGATGACGTTCTGCGGGATCTGATCGCCGCCCATCAACATCGCTCCGTGGATCGCGCTTCGCGCACTCATGACGGGGCTCGCGCCCTTCGGCGGTGTCGCGGCTCGTGGAGCTCGCGGGGGCGGCGTTTTCGTGAACGTGGTGCCAGGTGCGGTGTCGTTGACATCGATGACCGTCTTGCCGCCGCCGGTATCGACCACTTGCATCTTGGGCTTGGCTTCCGCTGCGTCGATGATGGATTTGAGATACGCCGGCTTCACGTCGCCGAAGATCGTCCCTTTCAGCTTGATATCCGCCTCGTCGCCATACTTCTGTTTAGCCGTGTCGTACAACTCGCGCGCCTTCCGGATGAACTTCGGTGACTGCAGCCTCATGTCCGGCAGCAACGTGCTCGCGTTCGGCGCGCCATAGTCCTGTCGCAACTGCAGCGCGTCTGCAACGAGCTGGTTCTGTGCTTCAAGTGGCGTGTCGTACATGCTCGCGACTTCGGGAATCCGCGCATCGAACTCGCGGTGATAGTCCTTCGTGCGCTGAGCGGTCGCATTCGTCTCGGTGCGCTGCGCCGCTTCCTCGGCCCGTGCATCCGCCGCCCGCCGGAGCTCCAGCCCTTCTTGCTGCAGTTGCTGCGTGATCGATTGAGATGCCGCGGCGCGCGCATTGTCGGCTGACCAGTTCGACATTTGTGCGTCACGGAACTGTCGCTGTTCCTGTAGATGCGCGTCTTCCATCTGCTGCCGACGACGCATCTCCTGCCCGCGTACCCACCCGCGCATGAGAGCCGCCGATTCCGGCGAACCGGGCTTCATAGCGCCGATGACAAGTGGTGCGAGCTCGATGATGCGTTTGTAATCAAAGGGCATTTGAGTTTCCTCAGTGGATCCAACGCGACATCGACAACGCGGCCAGTCTTCGGCGCCGCTTGACGGGCGCAGGACCGCTCGCGAGCATCATCCCAACCGTACATCCTGCCTTGATGGCCGCTCGCAATCGTTCGCGTTCCGGACCTTCAGCAACGGAATTGCACTCGCTTAATTGGTCGTTCATGAGCAGCAACACTGCTTCGTGTGTCTCTGGCTGCTGCACAACTTGCTGGATGTGCAGCATGTCGCTTTCGGTCCAGTCGAATAACTCCCGCAGCAACGACGGCGGCTCCCGATCGCTGCGCTCCTCGCGTTCGTTGACCTGCTGCTGAAAGCCGATTGCGTAGGTCACGAACACGCCGAGACGGAACGCCAAGAACGCGACGCGCTCGAGCAGATGGCGCGTTGACCGTCGAGTGCCCCTAATGAGCGTCGCGAGGTGCTTGTCGTATTCGCCGGTCACGTAGTCCATTGCCTCAGGATCCTCGACGCAGCGGCGCGCGAGATCCTCGATGCCGGCTTGCTGCATCGGCAGATCTGCGAGGAACCGATTCACGAGACGCCGCGCAAAGGACTCGATCGCCATCACACTCGGCGCATCTCGCCGCGCTCGCTGCGATACAGCCAATCAGCGAGTTCGCGCGGGAGATCGGGCGCGGGTTCTGGCTGTGTCTCGTCCGGCGGCGCTGTTTGGTTAAAGCCGAAGTTCGGACCCGGGAGCGGCGGGGGCGGGGGCAAGTCCTGGGGCGGCTGCCAGCGATACGGTGGCGGTTCCCAGGCGCGCGGCTGCTCCGGTGTCGGTCGAGCGATCGGCGGCGGCGGGGCACCGAATCCGCCTCCAGCCCCACCAACTAATGCCATGATCGCCTGCGACATCGGATCGGCAGCCTGCCTCGCGAACGGATTCCCCGCGCCTCCACCGTATGGCGATGGACCTGCGCTCGGGCTCGGCGCAGCAGGACTCGGCGATGGCAGCGGAGCGGTGATCGGCCGTCCCTGCATCGGCCCGACGCCGGCAAAGGGGTTGCCCATCGACCCCCCGCCTTGCAGCAACGACGCAGGCGCCGGCGCGCCTCCGCCTAGCACGCGCGGCAAACGCAACGTGAGCACTTTAATAGCCTGTTGAATGGGTTCAACCGACGCGCGATCGCGTTGCTCGCCGGCCTGTTGAAACGGAAGAAAACTGAGCCCGAATGGCGGCATCAGCGCACCTCGACGGCCGCCGTCGCAGCGGCTTCAAGTGCCACGCCACGCGCGAGTAGTCGTCGCGCCGTGGAGGCCATCGTTGAGCAGTCGCGATCCGTGATCCTGCGGAGCTCGTCTGCGAGATGCTCCGGGACCGTGGTTGCGATCGGGACTTCGGACACGACGCGGCTTCGCTTCGCGGCTCGTTTCGGTGTTGCGATTAATTCGTGCATAGCCACCCTCAGAGGGTTTAGGGGTGGCCTTGTTGCCCTTGGAACGGGCTAGCGGGCCGAGGCCGGCATGTGCCGGGGAGCCCGCAGGGGAAGACCCTAGTTGTTCTTACGCCGGATGATGACGCCTGACCGCAGCCCCAATAGCGCCCGCAGGAACGCCCAGGGAGTCAGCGCGCCTCGCTGGAAGCCGGTCACGCGACGCGACGCAGCCGGATCGACATCGACCCGGATCTTGACGTCCATCGTTTCGCGTACCCACGTCCCGACCGAGGTGGAGTCCGACGACATCATCGAGGATGATACACCAACTTGTCAGAAGTTCAAAGCTCTTTTCTCTGCCAATGACTCTGCTACGGACAGGCGACCGTCGAGAAGGTAAACGCAGTCGTGGCGCTTGACGCCGCATAGGCTTGATCACGTGTCAGGCAGCACACCGTGAACAGAAAGCGCTCTCCCGGACGGACGATCATTGTCTGTGGCAGCGTCCACTGCACGCTGACCACGAGCGTATTCGCGGCGTCGAAGACTTGCGTCGTGCCACTGATCGCCGTGGCGCAGCCATCACCTCGATTCACCGCGTTGGCTGGAAAGGCGTAGCTGCCGTCCGGTCGAAGCACACCACCTGCGTACCCCTCGCCCGCGAGATCGGCGCGCAGGATCTTCGCGAGCGTTAAATCTCTTACCGTGTCAGCGGTCAGATTGACGGGCGCGGACACGCCCTCGAAGTTCACCGCTGTCGCACGAATCGTAAATCCGCTCTGCTCAAGCGCCTCGAAGACATAGCGCCCGCTGGCGTCAGTCGTTGCCTGCTTGGGTGCATTCGGCCCGTCGAGGACGCGCACCGCGGCACCCGCGATAACGCCGCCCCGATCGCTGCTGACCGTTCCTGAGAGCCGGAAGCGTGCCGGAGTGGGTGTCGTTGGCGAGGATGGCGTAGACGACGATGAACCACCGCAAGATGTTGCGACGAGCGCTGCAACGATGACGTATGGACGTATGGTCATAGGATGGTTACAGACCCTGCCACGCCCAGCGGTAAATGTGGCCACTCCTGTCGATCCAGAACATTCGATACGCAGTGTATCCCTGCAATTGCGCCGGCGTGTACACCGTACGACTCGTTGCCGTGCCCCAAATCAGATTATCGTAGGCCGTCGCGTTGAATGTTGTCGTCGTTCGTGCGGTTCCTGGAACGACCCATGCGCGATCTGTCGTGTAAACCAAGATTCTCCCGTCGGCCCCATCATCGAAAACTTGTTGAGGAGGGCCCCATCGCTCGATTAGCTGCGCGTAGTGCTGGCCTTCCCACGAGCGCATCACGCCGTTGATGTGGGCGCAGCCGGAGAAACTGAAAGCGGCTAGTAAGAGCACGCCAAGCGTCAGGCGACCCATGAGGCTCCTCCTTTGTGCGGGGTCGGCAATCCTAACGCTCGCCACGATCGTTCATCAATCAGGCCAATGAGCCATTCATCCGGCACGAAACGGCTAGTCGTCGCGCGGCTCAACAAACGGGTGATTGATGGACCCGACTACCGCGCCGCGCGACTCTGCGCCAATCGAGGCGAAACGACCGTATCCGCCGACAGGGTTTTCTGAACCTCCCGCCGCCACCGCTTGACCGTCGAACGCGAGACGCCGAGGATCCGTGCGGCTGCGTCCACGGACGCATGGCTGACGGCTAGGACGCGATCGACCGGCACGGCAGCCCGAGGTCGCCCTAGCCTCTTGCCTTCGCGTCTGGCGCGAGCCAGGCCCGCGTGGACGCGTTCGCGGATGCGCTCGCGCTCGAACTCGGCGAGCGCCGCGAGGATATGCAGTTGCAGCTTGCCGGCCGGCGTTGTCGCGTCGATTCCCTCGTTCAGACTCACGAAATCAACGCCGACCGTCCGGAGCTCGTCCAGCAACACGACGAGATGGCGTAGGTTGCGCCCCAATCGATCAAGACGCCAGCAAAGCAGCACATCGAATCGCCGCCGCTTCGCGTCCTTGACGAGCCGATCCAGCGCCGGCCGTGAATCCTTCGAGCCGGAGACACCCTTATCGACGTACTCGGCGAGAGTCCACCCGCGGTCCGCAGCGTAGCGGCGCAGCTCGGCGAGTTGGTTTTCGGGTTCCTGCTCACACGTGCTAACCCGTGCGTACACTGCGCAACGCATTACTCACCGCCCTTTCCGTGAAGGCGCATGTTCTGCCGAACGGCTCGCTTTTCTTCGTCAGACAACCCCGGTTCCGCTCCTACAAAAACGGCTAGCGCATCAACAACAATGCGCCATCGAGGCCGACGAAGCACACTGCTGGCGGCTGCCAGTTGCTCGGCGGTTTCAGCGGGCACGCGGATTGTGAGTTGGTGATAGTCGGAGACTTTTTCTCCGCGTAGGCCGGTCGGCGGATGACCTCGGCCGCGAGTCTTGGTGGCCACGGCTATAAAGATAGTCCCTGGTTTACCTGATGTCAACATTCGTCGTTGACAATAGATAAAACGAGCGTATCTTTGTAGCGTCAACCGCGAGCGGCCAGTGTTGGACGCACCGACCGCCCGCTAACCCGTCACTCGTAACCAGGCCGAGTAAGCGGGCTTCGCAAATCATACGCGGGAAGCCTCGCCGAAACGGCTCACACGCCCTTGAGCGCGTGTGCAAGGAGGTTTCCCGATGCCCACCACCAAGAAGCGGCCACCTGAACATCCGGCGCTTGCGAGTGCCAAGCGCGCCATTCGTCGCGCACTGCCGCATCTCACGCCGGTCCAGCTTGTCCGAGTCGCGGCCACGACAGAACTGCTCGCCTATGGCGAAGACCGTGGACGTTGGTCCTTGTCGACGCAATGGGCGGAGGAATTTCCGCCGCAGCCGTATCAAATCGGGGCAAAGGCAGGTGTGCGATGAACAAGAACCTCGTCGACCCGAACCTGCGCGCCGTGCTCATGCTGCCGTTGCCTGAACGGATCGAGCGTCTCCGCCACATTGAGCCAGAGGCTGCCGACGCCCTCGAAGTCATCGTCAACCACGCGATTGTGGAGCGTTGGGCTGCGAAGTTCTACCGACCGCGGAACGCCGAACTGAAGATCAAAGCGACGCTCGCCAGCCTTCCCGAGCGCCGTTAGGTCCTTCTACCAACGCCGGGGGCGACCGTCACCGCTCCCGGCTCACTTCGCAGGCAACAGACTGACGAACCCGCTCGGCGGGCGCGGCGGTTCACCCCGATTGCAGGATGGACACGGCTCGCCGGGATCCGTACAACCTTCGTGTCCGGACGGCCGCTGCGGATGTGCCTCGCAGATCCAGCCCTCATCGTTGCAGCGCCGGCAGCTCGACATCGCATCAATCGTTCGTCAGTTTCAGTCGTCGTCAACCAGCCGGTGCAGTTCGAACTTGAAGAACTCTAGGCCGCTCGGTCGCGGATCGTGGTATTCGGCACTCAGAGCGGACGTGCTTAAACTGCGTTCAATGACCTTCTGCACAAGACCGAAAGCCTTCTCGAGCTCGTATTTTCGGCCGACCCGAACGAGTAACTGGACGATCTCAGGATCGTCGTTCATCGCCTTCAGCGCGATGGCGCCGGTGGACGCGTCCGACTTCTTGCTCATGGCTGAAAGGATACGACGACACGCTGCTCCTCGCCTGTTCTCAGGCGGGACGGACCAAGTCTCCGTCCGTAGCGCCGATGGTCGTCGGTTTCCCTCGGTTTTCCATTCGGTCGCATCCAGCCCCCCAGACGTTCTTTTGAACCGCTCACCAGACAGACACCCCTTAAAGGGGGGTGTTGTCTGTAGGGTGAGTAGCCAGACAGTTTGTCGGGTCGAACCAGACACTTTGTCTGGCCACTTTTGCTAATGATTTCTCGACTTCGGCGCATATCATCGGATTTGTCTGGTCCCAGACATGACCATACGACCAGACAACCAGGTTCTGTTTGTCTGGTCACTTTTGCTAATGATTTCGCGTGACCGCAAAACTTGTCTGGTCGGATCATTGGGGCCTGCGCTGCCGATGACGGTATCTCGTCTTTCGCGAGGGTTGGCTGTTTCGGCAACGCGGACAATCCTTCGTTTTGCCAACGAATAATCGACCGCCTGGGATCGCGCACGCCGGGTACTGACAGCGGCGAAGGGAGCGACGCCACAGTCTATGGAGCTGCGATTGCAGCTTGGCGATCACAGCCGCCGTGCGCCTCGTTGCCGGCTTGCTGGGAAGGGAAACGTTGAACCGTTCGCGGCCGATAGCCTCAAGTTCTCGTTCCGCTCGTACCAGCGTCCAGATGTCCGGGGCGGACTGCTTCGCACGAACACGCCATAGCCGGCGTTCCTCGCGGGCACTGCCGCGGAGTCGATCGACTGCGGCTTGTTTCTCTTCGTCGATCAGACGTAGTTCGCGAAACCGCAGCGCCATCAGGCTTTCAGGCGTGCCGGTTTCTGATTCCTCTAACTGGTAGACCATTTTACCGTCCCGGATCGGTCGGAAGGCCCAGAGTTGCTGGTCCCACATGGCCGTACTCGCGTCCCTTGTCGCCTCGGGAGGTTGAGGCTTTCGGACCAGCGGGTACGACATCGCGGATTCCATCTGATGGCTTGTCGACCAGCGCTGATGCAGAATTTCCTCTTCGCGTCGCAGCCGCTCGTGAAGAAGCCGCCGGCACTGCTCAATCCACCGAACGACATCATGGGATTCCGCCTCCTTCAGTCTGAGCTGCTGAAGCGACGCGCCTTCCATATTCACAAGTGATAGCAGACGCATGACTTAGCGGGTCGAATGTCCCAGTTGCACGTAGCGATTATAGCACATGGTCTGTAGCGGACAATCCAATTATTGGAGCCACGATGGAAAACGAACCGATGTTGTTGACGCCACGCGACGCTGGACGCGAGCTCGGAGAGATCACGACGAGCGCCGTGATCAAACTCTCAGAGCGCGGAGAGTTGCCCACCCTCCGGGATTCAGGTGGGCGCCGACTATTTCGACTCGAAGACGTGTTGGCGTTGAAGAAGAAACGCGAGGCTCGGAGACGCGAAAAACAGCGCCGCGCTTCGAGTAGCGATGGTGCCGACTAAAGACGACAAAGCCCATCGCGTTCATGGCGCGACAGGCTTCATCAAACAACCGAAGGGGATGGGAACATGGACAGAGTATCGGATTTCCTCATTTCACGCAACGGGCTCGCGCATGTTGCCTGTTCAACGAACGTCGATCGCGCAGCGGAAGAGTACCGGGAGTCGTTGTACGACCTCGGCGACGGCCGCATCGATTGCTCTGACGTTCTCACGCGGATTCGGGCGTTGCGTCGCTCGCTTGCTCGTCGGCGGTCGATCCGATGAGCCGGGACTACCGCGATCTCGTCATCGAAGAACTGGCCGCAGAAGTCGCCGAGCTGACTGAATCTGAACGCGCGTACCGGGAATTGTCGAAAGCCGCGATCAAACAGATTCACGACGCCGCTAAGCAACTGAAAGCCGCGCAGAGACGAGAGGCCGCGCTTGGCGAGCAACTACGCGCGCTGGTCGACGCCGAGCGAGCGATGGATGCAGCGCGGCAGCGGTCGAGGATGGCGGCATGAGCCCAAAGGCCCTGACGGCTGCGGACGTGTTCCCCGAATCCGACGAGAACTACCTCGCCAAAGGCGAGCGGACGTTTGAAGTTCTCAGCGAAGGACGCTATCGGTTCACGCTAAAGACGGCAGGCGTGACGTTCGAAGTCGACCGGTTGCGACGAGAACACAACGAGCTCATTGGCGAGCTGATTGTGCGCTGCGAGCTCGCAGGCGCCCGAACGATTGCCGACCGTGATGATGGCCGCCGACCGGATCTGCTGAGCACGGCAGATTTCAACTTCTCATCGCTGCGGGCGAGACAGGATCGCGCCAAGCACTTACGCGAGCGCGCGAGGACCAAAGACGACGCGTTCGATTGGCTGCACACGCTTGAGGATTTCGTGCAGCGCGTTCATGCCGCTGAACGGGCCGGCCAACCGTCGATTTTGCTACGAGACGCAATCCCAGCGACGACGCCTGACGAGATGGACGTCGACGGGTTCTATTTGTTGCGGCGCAACTCTGAAATTTGGTTTGCTGACGGTGGTACGTCGAAATCCTATCTAGCACTCTACGTCGCGAGTCGTCTTGCGCAGATGGGTGTTCCGACGCTGTTTGCCGATTGGGAAATGCAGGAGGAAGACCAGCGCGAACGCCTCGAAAGACTGTTCGGGTCAGACATGCCGGCGATTCACTTTGCGCGATGTGACAAGCCGCTCGTCGATGAACGCGACCGACTGCAACGCATCATCCGCGACAACAGCATTCAGTACATCGTCATCGACTCGATCGGCGTCGCCTGCGGTGGACCGCCTGAGTCGGCCGAATTTGCCAATCGGTTCATGCTTGCGGTTCGTCAGCTTGGGATCGGCAGCCTGCTAATCGCGCACGTGAACAAATCCGACACCGGCGACCGTAAGCCGTTCGGGTCGAGTTTCTGGCACAACAACGCGCGGTCCACATGGTTTATCCAGCAGTCAGAGGATGGCTCTGATGAGCGCCGCGTTCTCGCGACGATGTTCCATCGTAAATCGAGTGGAGGCCCCCTCCATCGTCCGATCGGGTACCAGATTCTTTTCCATGGCGAACGAGCGGAGGTTACGCTCGTGAATGCTGCCGACGTGCCAGGCGCCGCCGAGAAGATGACGATCTCTCAGCGAATGACTCACGCGCTGAAGGGTGGACGCCGCACTGTCACGGAGCTTGCGTCAGAACTCGACGTTGACAGCGAGTCGATACGAACAACGGCGAAACGGACGAAACAGCGGTTTTCGTACATGCAAGACGCGAAAGGCGTGTTTCACATCGGCCTCGTTGATCGGCGGTATCAGGATGCGTAAACGTGTCGCCGATACGAGTCGAATGGCACTCTCTGAAATAAGGCGAGACCTGCCTGCGCGTGCCGCGGCTGTCCTTGACGCCCTTGACCGTTGCTCCCGACATCAACGAACGGCACCGACGGCGTACGAGCTGTTGCGGTGGATGCAGACCGAAAACCCAAGGCTGGATCTAAACGCCGTTCCCCCGCGGCTGACGGAACTGAAGGACTCCGGGCTGGCACAGACGACCGGGAAGCGACGATGCGGTGTAACGGAGAGACTCGCGTTCACGTGGTCGGCAGTAGCACCGGGACGTGATCTCGTTCCTTGCGTCGAGCATTCGCCGATCGATGCGGCGGCACAGGGGGCGCTGTTCTAACAATGAGTCCGGAGCACATTAGCCGCGTGACACCGTTCGACGAGCTGCCCGACCTATTGACGCCTGACGAGTTCCGCGCGTACACCGGCATCGGCCGGAGCACGATGTACGATCTTCTGCGGCGCGAAGAAGTTCCGCACGTCCGCTTCGGCCGCTGTATTCGCATTCCCAAGGCGGCCGTCAGGCCGTCTGGTGTAGAGTAGGCGACCCATGCGCGGCAGTCTGCGCCAGCGCGGCGAGAAAACGTGGCTCCTGACGCTGGAGTTCGGATATCGACGCGACCCCGAGACCGGCAAGAGCAAGCGGATCCAGAAGTACATCACGTTCCACGGCAACAAGCGCCAGGCCGAAACCCGCCTGAACGAGCTGACGCGCGACGTTCAACACGATACGTTCATCGAGCCCGACAAGCGGACTGTCGGCGAATGGCTCGATACGTGGGTGGATCTCGCCATCAAGCCGCCGCAGCGGACGCAGCGCGCATACGACACCTACAAGTCAGTGATCGCGTTGCACCTGAAACCGGCGCTCGGCGATGTTCGGCTGCAAGGGTTGCGCGTCCTCGACGTTGAGAAATTCCTCGCTGACAAGAGTCCGACGCTCGCGCCGGCCACGCTCGAGAAGGTGTTTACCGTCCTGAGTTCTGCACTCAAGGCCGCCGTGCGCAGTGGGCTCGTCGTTCGCAATGTAGCGAGTGCCGTCGCGAACAAGCCACGGGCGCCCGAGGGACACACCGAGGCCGTCTCGAATTGCTGGAGCGCCGAGGATGCCGCGACGTTTCTCTCGGTCGCGCGCAACGCCGGCCCGCAGCCGGCGGCGTTCCTTGCGCTCGCGCTGGATTCAGGGATGCGGAAATCTGAGCTCGCCGGCCTGCAATGGTCTGATGTCGACCTCGCGCAAGGCCGCGTGCTCGTCCAGCGTCAGTTGCTGAAGGGCGGCGCGGAACCCAAGTTCATCGTCCCGAAAGGGAAGCGGGCGAGACCGATCGACATCGCGCCCGAGACAGTCGATCTGCTGAAGGCGCACAAGGTGAAGCAGGCGGCGCTGAAGATGCGCCATCGTCGCGAGTACCACGATCACGGTTTGGTCTTCGCGAAGCCCTGGAACGAGATCGGCCGCAGCCTTTCAACGCTCGGTCAGCCGCTGCAGATCAACAATCTCGGTGAACGTGAGCTTGCGCCACTGATCGCTTCTGCCGAGGTGCCGCCGATTTCCCTTCACGGCCTGCGGCATACCTGCGCGACGCTGTTGCTCGCTGCCGGCGTGCCGTCGCGTGTGGTGCAGGAACGGCTCGGTCACAAGAAGATCGAAACGACGCTAGCCGTCTATGCCCATGTCCTCCCCGGGCAACAGCGCGATGCGGCTAGACGCCTGGGTTCGCTGCTGTACAGGTAGCGAAATGTGGCTTCCATGCCGAAACAATGACCAAATGGCGGGCGAGTCTGTCATCTCCCGCCCCAACGAGTTTTGCACAGGCTAACTGTTGAGCAGGCCCAGAACCGGACACTGGAGGCACTGCGTCATACAGTTTGGGTGCCAGCCTTGCTTCGTAAATCATTGAACGGGCAGTGTTTGGGGTCAATTTTTGTGTTGACCTAGAGGTCTAGACGGACGAAGATTGCACCTGACAACGCCAGTCGTCACAACCTCTAGAAATGCGCGAGGTTAATATGGCGCACCATCAGACCGAGCGAATGAACAGCATTGTCACAGTAAAGACGCACGACACCCTGAGAACGGTCAAGCAATCGGACTTCGCCAAGAAAGCGACCGAGGTGCTACGCGAGGCTGACCGTGGAAACCAAACAGCCGTCCGCGCTGAAGACGGGACTGTCGCTGCGGTCGTAGGCCTCAACGGCCACCGTTTTTTTCCGGACCCGGACCCAGACCCTCTCGATGAAATCTTGGAGCTCGCCGTTCACACAGACAAGGTCGCGGAGAAGTAA